CCGTATTGCGCGTACTCCTCTTCCGTTAGCGCGTAACCAGCCTTTCCGGTCAGGCAGACGGGATGATGTCGATACCCGTCACGGCAGGTCATCATCTCTTGGGTGGGGTAAATCCGTTTCCCGCATGATTTGCAGATGTCATCCATCACTCACCTCCCGTCATGCCGTCTTGCCAAAACTTCAGCAGGCTTACTAAAGCAGCTTCGCGCGTTACTTTGTCTGCCCTTGGGTAGTGCATTTCGATTACATCGAGATGCTTGTTGGCGTACTTGCGATCTGCAATCTCTCTTTCCTTACGCCACCGTTCGTTTCGCTCTGCAATCTCACGCTTCAGTTGCTCTTCACGCTCAATCTCTTCTTGTGTTGGTGGCTTCGGCCCGACTGGTTTGCGCTTGATTCGCTTCCGTTTGAAGCGTGCTTCTGCAATCCTTCGACAGTGATGGCACACTTTGTAAGTGCCAACCTCTTCAGGCTGTCCCTGGTAAGCGGCATGAATCAACATATTCAGATCATTCTCGTTGCCCCCTGACCCATTGCCACAAAGCGACGACCAAAGCTCACATCCACCACTTGTTAAGTGTATGGTTTTTACTTTTGTATTGGAGCGATATTCTCCAACCCCGATACCTCCGCCCTCTTCAATGTACTGCTTTAAAACTGGGCATGAAATATGAACCTCTTTCAGTTGGTCTCTGCATCCCAACCAAATATCATCGCCATCTTCATCCTTTCCCCAGCAGTACCTAAAATGTATAGATCTATATTGAGTCTTTTTTGCTGGCGGATGCTCTTCCTCAAGTCGGGCACGACAATCCTCAATGTCAGATGCTGTCCAACTTATTCGTTTTTGTCTGTATAGTGCGCTTTCTATGCACTCTTGTCGGAACTTTTGTTGTTTGACCAAATCCTCTTCACCATCAGACTCAAGTGAAAACCGTACAGTAGTAGCCATCTTGCCATTTACAGGTATAGGGCAAGGGTTTAGCGACATAAGAGTATCAACGTCTTCTTGTTTATCTATGTCCTCTGCCCACAATGGGTTGTGTTTGTCCGGGTCAAACCTCGACGGTACGTGTTTCTCAATGCCAAATGCATCAAGCACTTCACTTGCATTTGATTCATAGGACATCACTCACCTCCCTCACTGCGATACTTTTCGTACATCGCGTCTCGTTGTTTGCGGACCATGTCGTCATCCGTGCGCGGTCCCATCACCCCGAAGATTCCATTCTTATGGCACTTCAAGCACTCCCACTGCATCGACAACCGACAGACTCCTTGTTCGTCAGTGTCCTCGATGACTTGGAGCAGGCATGTGTGATTCGTTTCTCGCTCACCGGCATCGACAAGATCGTCTGCCTGCATGATGTTGAAACCGCACCAAGGGCATGACGCATGGCCGTAGTTGTGGTTGAATATGTCTCGACCTCTTTCAGTGAAGTCCAGCGGTTTGTAGTCCATCACTCACCTCCCTTCAGTTGCTTACGCATCTTGCGTCCGCTGTAGATGTGCTCACGGGCTTGGGTTGCCTCAGAGCGAGTCAGGTACACATGGCTCTTGATGTCCGAGGACTCGTAGGTTCCAATCGGACGACGCATGCAGTAGCCCACGTAGTCGTGGCTGGTGTACTTGAACTCCGGGCAGCCGGTGGACTGGCGGAATCGCCACTGCTTCGATGTTTGAAACAACTCTCCAGTGCTGGAGTCGAAGAACTCCGTGATGCCATTCGGCTTCGGCTGTGCCCAGGAGCGGTTGGTTGAGATGATCTTCTCACCGTTTGCAGAGAACTCCTGAATAGCAGGAGGCTCGCTCGGCACATCCAATGGGGTGTGGATGGTCTGAGGCTCGCTGACGATTGACCTGAGAGGCGCAGGCTCAGCGACCTTTGCATCACCGCACACCATCGGCACGATGGTAGCAGTCATCGTATCGGTGTTGTCGATGAGCATGTCCAGTACTTGCTCAGGGGTTGATGACTCGATGATGGAGTCGGCGATGACAAGGGCTTCGATTCTGATTGTGTAAGCTTTCACTTTACTGCTCGTTTGTTTTGATGTTTTGGGCATGCACGATTTGTTCTGACATGCTCTTGGGTTCTTCGTCGTACTCCTCAACCATCACTACTGTTGGTTGTTGTTTGATGTTCTTGATTGCCTCTCGCGCTGCGATGCCGGCCTGGACGAAGTCGTCCTCACCCATGACGGACTCGAAGGCCTCCTCGGTCCTGGTGCAGCGAGCCTCCCAGTCCTCACTGAAGCTCGACTCCAGGTTCTCCACAATCCAGTTGAGTGCCGAGATTGCGATGCTTGCGCGCGTCACGGAGCAGACGTGTTCATTCGTCCTTTCGATGGCGTCCTTGGCGAAGCCCAGGGTGATGATGGCCTCTTGCAAGGCGCGGTGCGGGTCCGTCAGTGGACACCAGGCGTTTGGGTATTCAATGAAGCGAGATTCATTCATTTCAGTTCTCCTGTGTTTGTAAAGTATGCCGTTTAGGAAAAAAGGGGGAGGACAGATTATGCCCGCCACTGCTCTTGCAAAAGGTCAACAAGTGAGTCAACCTCGTCGTCTGTAAGCTCCACCTCGGTCTTCGGGCCGGGGAAGGTGCGTACAGCCTCGACAACCTCGATGTGGTCGCCAAGGTCCGCCTCTGCGGGGAAGAAGTGACCAGTCACCTCGATGATGTGCTCTTCGAGAAGCTCGTCGGTCTCCTCGTCTACAATCTCTCGAAGTAGTTGGACTCCGACAAGCATGGCGTCTCGTGGAAGTGGTGGCATGTTGTGCTCCTGTTTGTTTGCGGGGTGAGGGAGGTCTGACAGCAAAGTACCCTACTCTGGTGTCGGTGTCAAGGGGAAGGTGTTTGTGGCCACCAGGGCGGCGGCTCGGTTGTCTTGTTCCACCGGGCGAAGCTGGCCTTCTCTCCGATGTAGAACCGCCGATACGATTCGACGGCATCGTCACTCTTGTACTCGTCAGGCATGCACAGCGGGTGAGGCGTGCGCTTGAGGTTGTACAGGGACAGGTCTCGGCACTGGTCCATGCACTCTTGGATGACAGCCTCGGACTTGTGTACCTTGCCGTAG